AAATGTTTTGGTCGTTTCTGATCCTGCTAATCCTGAGAATGAAGGAAAAGTTTTCCTTTACAAATTTGGTAAAAAAATCTTTGATAAAATCATGGATGTAATGCAGCCACAATTTGCGGATGAAGATCCAGTAAATCCATACGATTTCTGGGAAGGCGCTGACTTTAAGATTAAGATCAGAAAGGTCGAAGGTTGGGTAAACTATGATAAGTCAGAGTTTGCTGGCCAAAGTGCTTTGTTTGATGGTGATGAAGGAAGATTGGAAGAAGTATACAATAAGCTATACTCTCTACAAGATTTCGTAGATCCAAAGAACTACAAATCATATGATGAACTAAAAGCCAAGCTTAATAAAGTATTAGGTGTCGATGCAGGTATTACAATGGAAACTCCAATGGAAGCTGCACCAGTAGTTGAAGAACCAACTATGGCAACGGAAGAATCTGCGCCTTTTGCTTCAGATGATGGAGAAGAAGATACACTTTCTTATTTTGATAGGCTTGCTAAGCAATCATAAGTTATATATATTATATAACAATAAAAAGACCGACTTAGTCTTGAAAAGCGCGCGGATATTGAAATAGATATCTTCAAAAGCGCGCGGGCAAAACGGCACTTTTTGATGGGGATTCTTTCGAATCCCCTTTTTTTTACTTTACTTTTTTGATGTATTTTACGCCACGGTAAATATAGACTAGTTCTTTCATCGTAGTTCTCCTATTGTTGGATTATACGATTCTTTTAACGCATGAACCTATGCGAACCATTAAAGCAGGTTAATCTTATCCAAATAAATATTCTGTTGCTTGTTGTTGATTCATTCCGCCTGGGAATATATTGACGCTTGTATTTGTTGTACGTCTATCTGATGCATCAGTTGCAGAAGCATCAGTAATAACAGTTGGCATTGCGCCAGCTGCTTGACCAAGACCTATTTCGTTTTCTTGTGATTCTTGTATCATTTCTTGACCGCTTTCTGTAGGTGCCTGTGTCTTAAGACTATCGATCATATCATCACCCATTGATAACACAGAATTAAAACCTTCCATAAATGCTTCACCTGGAGTTTTACCACCAGGAGCCAATGCTCCTAAAGCTTTTGCACCACCTGCGGCTACAGCAAGAGGGAACATAGCAACTTTCTTAGCGATTTTTAATAAACTAAGTGTAACATTTTTGATAATATCTTTAAAGTCTAACTTAGCCAAATCTCCGATTGCAGTAATCATGTTATCTACAATGTTTTGGAACATTTCTACTAAATCAAAACTACGTAGCATTTCTGCAAGTTTTTCACCTGGTTCACCAAACCAACTTACTATCCAAGCAACGCCTTTCTTCAAGAATTCTATAGGTAATACAATTAGTCCTTTAATAATTCCACCAACTGCACCGACTAAACCAGCAAATATTTTGGTCATCATTGATGCATCACCTAATTGTTCAACAGCTGCCATTGATCCTTTAATACCATCCCAAACACTCATAATCACAGTGATTGGTAAGAAGAATCTACCTAAAACTCTACCTAAACCTTGGAATGCACTACTTACAGTTTTTAGCACTTCGAATGCAGATTTTAAAGGTCGGAAACTTTTAGCAAATGTTTGTAACGTTGTACCAATATTTTTACCAGCGTTACTTACTGCTTTAACTGATTTACCTGCACTGTTTAATCTACCTGCTAATCCTGCAGTTGATTTATCAAATAGTTTAAAGAATCCATCGAGAGGACCAAAGAAAGCTTTGAATGCTCCACCGAATTTACCGAAATTTGCAGCTAGTTTAGATACGTTAATGGCATTCAGTGCTCTCATCTTACCAACTACTGTTCCTGTCATCATTCCAGCTAACATAGTTGATAGCGTTCCAATTGCTTTAAATAAACTCATAAATCTTGATGTAAGAGCTGCAGCAACTGGAATAATTTTAGCGTTGAATATGCCTTTAGTAGCATCAAAAAGACGTTTTAAAGTTCCTACGAATGAGGTACCACCTCCACCTGCAGGGAAGAATGCACGTATAGTTTTTACTGCATTGGCTATAACCTTATCTAAACCTGTTAATCTACCGAAAGCTTTACCAATAGAAGCGATAGATTTTCCAAGTGTTAGATAAAATTTTCCTACACTTTTTCCGAGTGGTGTTAGTACACTTTTAAATAGGAATTTGTATGAATCAACTAAACCTTTAATAATACCAGTGATTGTACCAACCATTGCAGTACGGAATAAAGTACCCATAATAACACCCATTTTAGTGCCATCAGGGAATGCATCTTTCAATTCGTCAAGAGAAAGACTAGTAAACTTAGCAATCTTTTCTAAGATATCATTACGTCTTTCATCTCTCTTATCATCTTCTGCATCTTCTTCTTTTTCGGCCAATCTAGCGAATCTCATCTCATCTAATAAATCAATAAGAGCTGCACGAGTTGATTTATCAGTAGACGCGTCGCGAAGTTTTTCCATCGCAAGCTGACTATTGATACTTACTTCTCTGCTTAGCTCTTCGTTTTCGTTAACTCGTTTTAATTCATTAACTACTTCAGATAGAGTTCTTTCAGTTGAGATTCCATCATTCATTCCTGGTATATCTTCGGCCATTTCTTTTAATCCTTATTATTAAAGTAATTGTCAATCCAACACTTTCCATAATACATCAAACCTAGCCAAATGGTAATTATAATACCATCAAAATAGCTTAGGTTATTTAATTCTGCTAAACCTTCCATTATTTCTTACCTGAGAAAGCTTGAGCACCAAAGAAAGCAGCTACGATACCTGCAACAGCTACAAAGTATGTCGCAGCCATATCGCCTAAAATTTTAGATGCTGAATCTAATCCCATTAAAACTGCCAATACAACCGCAAATGGGTATAATAACATTCCGCCTAGTGCAAACCAAGCCATCTTTCTTTGAGCATCACGCATAGCGTCTTGATCTTCAAGCTCTTTACGTTTAAATTCAAGATACATATCTTGTTCTTTTCTTGTCACCTTTCCGTCTCCGTTGGTGTCTGCAGGATGATATCCTGATTTTTTTATTTCTTCTTCGCTCATTGCATTTTCCTATTTTCTTTCTTAATTCTTTCGTTTTCCTCTTTGATCCAATCAGAGAGTAACGATACATATATCTCCCTCTCCCACGGCATCATATTGTCTAATTCAGTTAAGCTCCAATTATGGTGCTGTATCATAGCAAAGTTAGTCTTAAAATGATTAACTAAGCTATCGTGCGAGAGGCCTATGTAAAAAAACTTTGTAAGCCTCTTAACTCTTGACTGTTTTTAGCACCACAATGTGCACAATCAAATTCCATATTGTATTTCAATTGAGGCATATCTGCAAAGAATTCTCCCAATCTACCGAATTGCTCGTTGTTTAATGATTCAACAAACTCTACCAAGGTAGATCTTTTTTCATCTTTGGCATTATACACACCATCACTATCAAAAATAGTGTCAATACAATTTACCATTAACTGTAATGCATTATCCATATCACTCTTACCATCTTGTGCAGCTAATGCATCTGTGTAAGACGGTAATCTTAATGTCATACCTACATCATCAGTTAACATAATTTTAGTTTCTTTCTCACTAAAATCTGGTTGTTCTATATCTTCTAAATCTATCAGCTCATCGTTCAATTCGTTGCAGCTCTGACATTTAACCTTCAGATCTATTTTTTCTCCTGCAGATTTAGATCTTAACGCTAAAAACAAACTCTCAATATCAACCATTGCGAGGTCTGTAACGTCAATATCATCATATACGCATGATTCGATAACATCACTGGTTGCTCTAAAGATCTGTTTAGGATCGTTAGTTTCCATTGCCATCATCAAAATCTTTTCTTCTTTCACTAAGTACGGTCTATATTCTACTGTTTGTCCCGTTGACGGGATTACCGCAGAGTACCGCGCATTATTTAACTTTGGTAAAGCCATATTATTCTCCTATTATATTAAATACCAAGTCCAGCGCCAATAGTAGATAGAGTGCTTTTTGCTGTATCTACAATATCTTCTGGTACATAATTTTCGTAACTCAAAGTCACATTCAATTTTTGGATAGTATTTTCACTATTACTATCCAACTGTATCGATTGCATCGTAACTGGAAATGCGTCTTCCAATCTTACTGAATAAATCGGTACATTATTTTTATTTAACTGCTGTATCACTACATCAGTAACAAAATCTTTTTTATAACCTACTCTATAGTTTTCTACATCGAAGATTCCTGACATCCATTTATCAAACAATTGCTTCATGTAGTAATCGTTTGTAAGAATGAATGACATTGTTACGTCTTCGTTAATAATACCGTAAGGTATTTTAATTGTTTGTCTATCAGCCTGATAATCAACTGTACTGATTTGTCTTCCTGGCAAATTAACTGATTCACACAAGATACTTATATCTCTCGGATCTGGTATAATATTTTTAGGTGATCCACCTGATATAGCATTCTTGGCTAAGTCTCCAACTAATGATTTTGGATTAGTGTTTAATAAATTCTTTAGAGTTGCAGCTCCAGGAGGCTGAAAAAACACTTGAAATCTGTTTGCAAATGCTACTCCACCTTTCTTTGATATTGTTGCTTTTAGATTGTCGATTGTATTCATGTTGCGTATGCCTTCCTCGAATATCTCCACACTGACTGTGCTTTAACCTTCTTAAACTGTTCTGTTGGTAAAAAGATTGCAATCTGCCATTCAGTCATCGGTACTCTTACAATCTGTGATTCGACATGATCCATTAAATAATGTTTAAAACAAGGCTTAAACTCTTTATATTTCTTAACTCCTTTTAGTAAACTATATCTCATACGTGTTAATCTTGATGTATCAGTCATATTCTTTGGCGCTAATGCCATTAGTTCATCAAGAAATCTGGCTCTGACACCAGGAGATAGGTAATGTAAGTTAAGTCCATAGAATCCACCCTTTGCAGGTTCTACTAGCAATGTAAGAGGAAATCTATCGTAATATGGTAGTTCTTGTTTAAATTTAGGATCATAGAAATACATCATCATGTCACCAGGTTTAGGATTTTTAGTAGCATCCAATGCTGGATCTCTCAATAATTTTCTCTGATTAACATCACCCAGTTTCTTTACATTGTTTTGAAACCACGCGAGAGATTCTTTCGAACGAGGTGCTACTCCTGCTCTAAATGCCTGTGCTTGTAATGTATCAAATAAACTTGCCATACTACTATTTATATCAAGATTTCAGCAGTTTGATACCTAAATTCTTTAAAGTATCTTCTGTCCACACTTGAAACTTCCAACCTTTATGCTGTGCATATTGCTGTGCAGCTTCCCATTTCGATGTATTCT